AGGATAAATCAAGATTTTTAATTATTTTACAAAGAATATTAGGATTGTGTTTTGATGATGCTCGTGAAATTGATGTGTCAGGTGTTGCAAAAGTTGCCCCTTTAGATGGTGTTGATGATTCTTTCTTTGAATTAACAGAATTGGACTTAATAAATTTAGACCAAAGAGTGTCAAATATATTAAGAGGTGTTGTCACATATGAAGATTGTAATGTTGTAAATTTACCTGTACAAACCGATGGTATTAATGACTATCTATTGAAATTTAATGAGGATGGTGCTAATGAAGATGATTTGGGGGATGATTTAACCAAAACATTATTGAATTTACCTGGTTGGCCAAAGATTGAAGAATTATCTATCTTTATTGACACTGAGATTATTAAAAACTTGGCAAAATCATTAGTCATGTCAATCTTAACACCAAAGGTGTTATTACCACTTATGATTTTATTAAAGTCATTAGGTCAATTATTTGTTGATACAATTCAAGACCTTAAATCTTTCTTAAATAGATTTAAAAAATTGATAATCAACATCATGTCAAGAGTTGGTTCAATTTTCATTAAAATTGTTTATGAAATTATCATTAGAGATTTAAGACAATTGTTACAATCAATCGGTAAACAATTACTTAAAAACAAAACTAAAAAAACTCGTCAAGTTATTCAATCATTATTAGATTTAGCTTACTTAATTGCACGTGGTATTCAAGATTATAGAAAATGTAAAAGTGTTATTGATGAAATAATTGCAATAATAACATTAGCGTTAAAAGGTACTCCTTTTGTGGTACCAAACCCATTACTTCAATTGGCTAGATTTAGAAGTGGTTTTGATGATACAAGAGCATCAATCAATGTAATACAAGAACTTCAAAAAATAGGTGTTCCTACAGGAGCTTTACCTGACGGGTCACCTAACGTATATTTACAATCAATACTTGCACAAATAACAGGTGTTGAATCTGAAAGGACTCAGAATGGTGTTTCACAGGCGGCTCTTGGACCAATACCTGTTCCACCGTTTGGGGTATTACCATCAATTACATTAACAGGAGTAGTATTATGATAAACAGCGAGAAAATAGATATTGATAAGGTTAAAGATATTGTTGCCGATATTAAGTCAAAACCAAATAAAGATTTAACGAAAGTTATGGATTTTTTACTTGAGGATTTTGATGAGACAAAAAAATTAATTGTTGATTTAACTTATCATTTAGATAATATAGAAAATTTATACAATAAAGTATTGAAAGAATATCAATCAAGAAATGGCCAAGAGTAATAATCAAATAATGTTTACTGGTATCGTTCAGGATATTGATGACCCAAAAATGTTGGGTAGAATACGTGTATATCCTGAAAACAATGCGAATATTCAAGACGTATTGAAAGGATATGCTCAAAGAAACAATTTGAATACTGTTAACTCACCTGATGATATCAAACCTTGGACTCCTGATGACCCCTTTGTTACATTACCATTTTTACCTATGTATATTTCACAGGTCCCAAGACCTGGTGAATTAGTATGGTTAATTTATGTAAATGAAGATTACAAATACCAAGACATTTATTACGTACAGGGACCGTTCTCGTCACCGATGTCTTTGAATTATCAGAATTATCAAGCCGCAAAACAACAAACCGCATTAGGTGACCAAGTCAAACCAACAACTGATATTCTTAATGAGGATGGTACCTATAAGGATTTAAATTCAAAAGGAATATTTCCCGAACCAGGTGATAACTCTTTGTTGGGTAGGGGTAACTCAGATGTGGTTGTAAAGTATGAAGATGTATTAATCAGAGCGGGTAAGTCTTTAAATATGGACAACCCCAACACACTACCAACTGCAAATGTCAATAGAGCCTTTCTTCAAGTATCAAGTAGAACTCAAGAAAAACTACCACCACAAGAAAAAGTAATTTTTAACTTGGAGAGTGATGTATCATTTGTAAACTATTTGATGGAGTGGGACATTGATAATCCTGAAAACTCTCAGAACGTATTCAATGGTAGTGTTAAGTTTTACAAATTAAAACAAAATGAACGTGTTTTAAGCAATCAACTCAACGTAAACAGTGAGATAGATGATTTACAATTTTTAATCTATCAGGTGACGTTTAAATCGTTAAGTCTAAATGGTGTTGCCAGTTTTATATCTGATGAGATAAATAAGTTTAACGATGGGTTTTATAATACAACATTAAGCATCAACACACAGTTTCCATTTTTCTTTAGACCAAATAAAACCACAAATAAATGGACAAATTCTCAATACCACCAATCAAGTAGTGCAATTGAAAACGAGGCTTGGAAAAATGTTAACCAAATTTATAAAAATGTTAAATATCAATCAACGGATACAATCTTTGGTTCAGGTTTGATGTATCAACAAGGAAAAATTGGTAAACCACAAAAAATTACACGAAAAGTTGAGACGGTAACAGAATACAGAAATAACCCCCAAACTTTCGGTATTATGGGGGGTGATAAAATTGTTTTATTATCACACAAGAGTTCAATACCAGGTAAAGAAAGAATTAATTTAATTGATACATTATATGGTATTGATATTGACAAATTAACGGATGATGTACTTCCAAATACAAGTTCAATGGTTAGGGGTGAGGAATTAATTGAATTATTAAACATCATTGTTAGATATATGATTTCACACGTTCACGCAATGCCAGGTTCAGGTCCAGTACCTGTTTCATTAGACGGAACACAGGTGAATGAAATACTAAAACAATTAAATGATGCCTCTCAGAAAGTTTTAAATACAAATATTCGTTTGAATTGATATTTATTATAAAAAAGTAATAATGTCAATCCACAGGTCATATTTTAGCAAGAACGACACCATACTATACAACAACTACGTAAACACAGGTAGAAACCCAATTACGCAATTGTATTTTGGTTCATCACCAACATCATTTGCCCCTCTTTCATATTCAAGATTTATTTTTGATTTGGATTTGTTTCAATTAAGAGCAAAACTTGCCGATGGTGTTATATCAACAGGGTGTACGTCAGCAATGACACACACATTAACGATGATTAACACAAGTTCATTTGATTTAGAATTATTAAATTCTGTAACTTCAGAAGGTACAAGAAGGGCAACATCATTTGACTTAGTATTATTTAGAATTCCTTTGTTCTCAGGAACAACAGGAAGTCCCCAATCTTGGGATGAAGGTGTTGGATATGATTATGCAAATTTGGTGACAAACACACCAACAGGTAATGCAACAACGACACAATTTTATGGTGACAAATCTTATTCTGATAGACCTGCAAACTGGTTCCAATCAACCACAATTGATTTATGGAGTCAATCGGGTTTATATGACAATGAAAATACAGGTAATGTAAATTATAACGATTTGGTTATTGTTGACAGACAACACTTTGAATTTGGTAATGAAGATATCAACTTTGATATGACCAATGAAATTAACGGAATTCTTAATGGTAGTATCACTGGTGTTACAGGTTGGGGTGTTGCTTATGTTCCTGAGGTTGAAAACATTACAGGACTTACAGAACAATATTCTGTTGGATTCTTTACAAGACACACACAAACATTCTACGAACCATATCTTTTAACTGATTATGATGATTTAATTCAAGACGATAGGAACTTGTTTGTATCAAATAAAACAAACAAACTTTATCTATATGTTTACCAAAATGGTAATCCGTTAAATTTAGATTCAGACCCAACGGTTGATATATTTGATTCTGATGGTTTACCACTATCAGGACATACAGGTTTAACAACATGTTTGGTAACAAAAGGTGTGTATGAAGTATCAGTACCACCTATTAGTGGATATACCAAACCATGTCAATTTACTGATGTTTGGAAGGGTATTGTCATTGATGGTGTATCAATAGACGACATAACAAACGAATTTGTATTATACAACTACTCAAAAGAGTTTACAATAGGTTCAGTATCAAAAGAACCATCATTATATGGTTTTGAGGCTTATGGTATTAAACAAAACGAAAAGATATTAAATACCGACATTAGAAGGGTGGGAATTATAATCAAAAAAGCTTACACCGGAAATGAAGTTTTAAACAAGGTAGATGCTCAATATAGAATATATGTTAAAGAGGGTACTACTGAAGTTCAAGTTCAAGATTGGACTCCAATAAATAGAACACCAAATGAATACTATTTTGTTTTTGATACAAGAGACAAAATACCTAATGAATATTTTGTTGACATTAAAGTGACATCAAGTGGTGAAGTGGATACTTATAAGAAAGTATTACAATTCCAAATCGTAAACAAAAAATAATATGAAAAAAACAGTTAAGTTAACAGAAAATGATTTAATGAACTTAGTTAAAAAAGTTCTTAATGAAAAGAAAACTGATAGATATATGTTCTTCAGCAATCTTCAACAAATGCAAAGACAATGTGAAATGTTGTTAGAAATGGACCCTAATATGATTGAATCTATTTTAGATAACGGTCACGATTGGGCTCAAGACCATATCGCAGAAGCAAAAAATAATATGGACCAAGTATTTGATTTCTTAATGAATGAAACAAAAAAAGATGATATGGAAATGGTTGACACCATGGATATTGATATGATTGAGGAGGCAAAGAAAAAGAAAAAAAATAGAAAAAAGACAGGTACACCATTATGTGCAAGAGGTATTGCGGCAGCTAAATCTAAGTTTGAAGTTTATCCTTCGGCTTACGCAAACGGTTATGCGGTACAAGTTTGTAAAGGAACTATGCCAGGTAATGATGGTAAGAAAAAATGTTCAGGAGCATATTGTTAAATTTTTTAACACATAAATAACATTTGAAATCCCACTTTTGTGGGATTTTTTTATTATATTTGTCATATGAAATTTGCACTAATTGCTCACGATGGTAAAAAGGCTGAGATGGTTGCCTTTGTAATGAAAAAATTAAAATTCTTTAACTTACCAAATATTGATATTGTTGCAACAGGAACCACAGGTAAAATGATTAAAAATGCTGGTGTGGACAAAGTTGATACGGTTAATAGTGGACCAATGGGTGGTGATGCTGAAATCGCATCAATGGTAACAAAAGGTGAATTGGAAGGTGTAATATTTTTTAGAGACCCCTTAGATAAACACCCACATGAACCAGATGTTCAAATGTTGTTAAGACTTTGTGATGTTCACAATGTACCGTTGGCGACCAATTACAAAAGTGCCGATATTCTTATTGGGTATTACGAAGGTTTGTTATCATGACCACACTTATGACAAATATAAGGGTCATTCCCACCTTCAGATAATTTCCAAGACCAATCACACTCATCACAAATAACTCTACTTTTTGTAACTTCTTCTTTAAGAATGGCGGTAATTAATCGTCTAACCGATTCATTTTTCTTTTTCTTCTTATGTGAAACCCAATTAGGTTTTTGACCTTTACCCGTTTGAGTATCTTTTTTTTCAACTCTTCTTTTTTGTTGACAAGCACTTTTTTTCTCAGCATCAGTCATTTTACCCGCAACACCCGCAGCTCTACATTTTGGATATGACCCCTTATCAGCATCACTTCTACCACAAGGTGGATGTTTACCATCCTTATCTTTCCTACAAATGTCTACCCAAGGACCTTTAGGTTGTTTACTACCTTTTGGTTTTTTCTTTTTACCAAACCAAACCGCCAAGTCTTCTTTTAATTTCTTGTCATTATCCATAAGATTTACTATATTACTATAAATATACTAATTATGGAGAATAACGAAAAAAGACCAATAGGAAGATTGTTTGGTTGTATTGATTATTATGACATAGAACAATTAAATTCTTTGATTGAAAATATGTCAGAACCACAACTCAAATTTATGTGTATTAAAGCATTGGAATATTCATTTGAAAGGGGTGTTTTTTCTTTACAAGAAACAGAAATAGTTTCAAAATGTGTTAGGGGATTAACTAATATCACTGATGAGAACTGATAGAGAAAAAGAATTATCATCCATTATTGTAGAGGGAGAACGTATCTTAGTTAAGGCTTATTTTAATGGTCACAAACATTCAGGTGGTGACGAATATCAAGATATTAGAGATAAGGTTGAGATTGCTAGGTGTGAACTTTTTAATGAAAATCCACTATATTGTAAACCACAATATCGCAAAAAAAAGGGGACCAATTAGGTCCCCTTTCTATTAAGTTAGATTCAATTATCTCAACTCGTTTAAGTCAAATGTTCTAACACCATCAACTGTGATTTTACCGTAGAAACGGTTGTTCACCATCTTCTTAGCGTATCTTGTCATGATACCCTTGATTGGTGTGAAGTTGAATGGATTATACATTGTTGGAGTTAATTGAAGAGGTACATACGGTGCGTAGATGTAACCAGTGTCAAGTAAAGACGTACCTTTGTGACCCAACAATACTGTGTTTGGTGGGAAGTAAGGGTCTCTATAAACCTGATATCTACCAGCCAAAGTACCAACTCTTTCAATACCCATGTTGTATTGGTCTTGCTCTGGAGAAGCGTTTGATACGTGGAAGTACTCCAAGTCGTCAAAGATTGCACTTATCTCTGAAGATACAACAATCCAGTTAGCTCCACCTCTCAATGTTGATTTGTGGATTTGTGCTGAAATTTGGTTGATTGCAGTGATAAGAGTTTGGTTCCAGTCCTTCTGAGTGTAAGGAACTGCGTTAGAACCTAATCTCTTCCATCCGTTGTAATCCCAACGTAATGTCCAAGCCGCACCTTTTCTCAAGTCTCTCAAGATTTCACGGTCAATCTCAGCTGCGATTTGCTCTGACAACAATGCTGTCAATTCAGCCTCAGCGTCAATGTTATGGAACGCAGCTACGTCCTGAGCTAATTCAGGTGACCACTGTGCTCTAAGTTTTCTTTCTGTAACAGAAACTGTTACTGACTCAAGGTCAAAAGAAACTTCACCGATTTTATCTTCAAACTCTAACTCTTCATATCTTCTGTATACCGCGATGAACGCTGCACTGTTAGCTGAAGAAGCTGAGAATGTTGTACCTGTGTAACCATCTAATGATGAATCACCACATGAGATACAAACTGGTGTTTGAAGGTCTACTTCTAAGTAGATTTCTCCGTTAGCGTTACAGATGTTGTCGTAGTATCCACCACCACCATTAGCTGGCCATGCAGCTTGTGCTTGTGAACCGTACTGAACAATACCTTTACCGTATTTCTGAGTTACTACTCTGAACAACTGAGCTCCTGTTCCTAAATCCCAACCAGCTTGACCTGATGTTGCAACTGTTGGAACAATTTTCAAATCGCTTAAGAAAGCTTCGCTATCCATTTCCTGACCATCAGGACCGATAAGTTTACCAGCACCTGCTGATGCGAAACCTGTCATTTTTAACAACACTTTTCTGTAGTTATCTTCAGAATAGTCTGCGATATCTAAATTACTACCATTCCATACAACAGTATTAGTTGTTGCAGTTACTGCTGTCCATCTACCTTTTGAGTAGTCAAACAATCCTGGAGGGTCCAAAGATGCTTCGTTACCTTCGTAGAATAAATCGTAAAGGTTTTTAGCGTATGAACCATCACCGATGTAACCAGCATCAGGATTACCTGGGTAGTTTCCTGGTGAACCTACAGGTGCGTAGTGTTGACCTGACTGATTAGCGGTACCACCTGTGTAACCTTGAATTTTAGGTACAAAGTAGAATAACTTACCAATTGGTAAATTCATTGCTTGTACAGAAACGATGTCGTTAGACAAAAGTTTAGAGAATACTCTTCTAACAATTGGAAAAACAACAGTTTCAAATGAACCACTGTCTGAAGTTGATGCAGCTTCGTTAATTAAGTGAGACGCTTGGTTCTCGTATAATTGAGCTACGTTTTCTTTAAGGTGACCTTTAAGACCCTCTAAGAATCCTAATTTGTCCCATTTGTTGATTGTGTCTTCTTTGATAACTTTCAAGTGCTTAAGACCGATGTTACCAACTAGACCTGATTCTAATAATGCTCCCATTTTAGTTTTATTTTAGTTTTTAAGTTTTATTTTGTTATTTTAGACATTAAGTCTTTCATTCTTAAGAACTGTGGATTTTCATAAGTCTTAGACTCAATCAAATTAACCGCAGAACCTGAAGAATTAGTCTTCTCAATTTTTTGCTCAAGAGACTCGTTTATTCTTGAATTACCACCTGATAATTCATTTTTAATTAAGCCGTACAAATTCTTAGACTCTTTAAGAGTTTCAACATCATCAAATCTTCTTAAAATGTTGATTTTCTCTTGTTTAGTTGTTGAATGTTCAGTAAACAATCTTGTAGCGTATGCTAAGTTTGAGTTGAAAACTGCAACTTCATTTAACTTTTCTCTAAAAATGTTAAGTGCTTTTCTGTACTCTTCATTCTTTTCTCTAAGTAATTGTACTTCTTCTTTTGATACTCCCTCGAACGTTAAGTTTCTATTGTTAGTGATTCCTTTTCTTAAACCACGACCTTCTTTAGAACCCATTCCGTAAGTACGTGATGCTTCTTTAGCCTCTTCTTTTTTAGAGTCTTTGTCCATAGTCTTCACATTTGAATACTTACGGTCACCTGCTCTTTTTTCGTCAGCTGCTGCAACATCTCTCTTACCCTTTAAAGACATTCCTGGTTTTTTACCCTTGTCTTTACCTCCAAAGTGGTCGTCTTCTTTATCATTAAAACCTTGTTTCTTAGGTTTTTTAGCTTCACCCATTTCAACTTCAACTGTGTCGTCCGAAACCTCTGTATCGTCATCATCAAAAGAGATTTCATAAACGATGTCATCATCTTCTTCCATTTCAGAATAATCACCTTCTTCCATTTCAGAGTAGTCACCTTCCATTTGCTCTTCAGCAAAAATCTTGTCAAGTAACTCTTCTGCAGAAATGTCTTCACTACCATCTTCCATTGAGAATTCATCAAATTCTAAATCTTCTTCTTCCATAGGTTCAACACCTTTGTCAGATTCAGACATTTGAATGATGTATTCAACATCTTCATCAGAATCAGATAAATGAATCTCATCATCGTCTTGTTTTACGATAATACCATCAGAATCATCCATCATTTTGAAAACTTTCAAAATTTCTTCATCAGATGCACCGGTAAGGTCAATAGGTTCAATGTCAATATCTAACATTTCCTCATCGTTTTCATCTTCATCAGAACCCATTTCAATTTCAACTTCTCCCTCGTCTTCAGATTCTTCGTCACCCATTTCAACGTCTTCCATGTCACCCATTTCTTCCGCATCCATGTCTAACTCATCATCTTCAACTTGTTCCCAAGCTTCCATCTTTTCAGATTCTTCGTTTTCAGTCTCTTTTAACGACTCTTTTACCAATTCAGAGATTTCTTCCTTCATTGTTGAAGCAAGTATTCCTTTTGCATTTTCAGCTACTACTTTTTCCAAATTTTCCATTTGAAGTAGCGCTTCTTCAGCTAATGATTTTTTATTCGACATAAAAATTATATTTTTTTATACACTATAAATAGTTCCATTTTTTAAAAAATTTATTTTTATCGCCAAAAGAGCATAAAAAAACCCCCATTTTCATGGAGGTTCTTTAAATTAGGTGAATAATTTTTATTCAATTACTTCATCAATACGACTTTCAACTACACCTGTAATTCTCCAATCGTGTTGAAATCCTTGATATCTTTCTGTAACTTTTGCTTCCACATCCGTAACAGAAAACCCTCTTACAAGTTTTTCTTCTCTGATTTTTTTAATCTTACCTGTATTTTCATCAGGTAGTTCATACATCACCTTCGCAACAAAATATTTTTCATCCATAACGTTAAGAATTTTTATCTATCCAAATAATGAGATAATTTACTCATTAAGTCAATAGAGCGACCCAAACCTTTTCCACTTTTCATTTCTTTTTCACGATTTTCTTCTTCAAGGTTCTCTTCAAAATTCGCACGTTCAGATGGGTCTGTAAATAGATAAGCACCTGGTGTAGATGGAGATGATACCAAATCAAAACAAATTAATTCAAAATCAGGTTGAACTTCATTTTTCTCACCAACCTTTTTTAATGAACCAACTCCTCTTGAAGATATACCTAATGTAACCCCTTGTCTAAGTAAGTTGGCAGCAATATCCCCCTTTGTAGTAACAACACCTCTTTCATGAAAACCTGGTGATGTTAATAATTTCAATTTACCCATTAAAATATGACCATCCCACCAAATGTCCGTAATCATGTGAGATACACGGTCCAAATCAATTAAAGATGATTCAGGGTGATTTAATTCTGATAATGAAGTGCCTTTAGCAATTGCTTTTTTATAATTTTCAGATTCTCTCTTTAATATCGCCTCAGGATATATTCTACCATTTCTATTCGGTGTATCATATTTTTGAAGAACCGCATAGAATTCAAACGGTTTTGAATAATCTGTTAAGTTCTTAGATTCTCTAAGTACCACATCATTTTTAAATTCACTTGGTGATACATATCCTGCATCCCATTCAATTAATATACCTTTACCAATTTCGTTAGCACCTAATACTTTCATAACAAGTTTTATTATAAATACTTTGTTATTGTGTATTTGTCTGTAAAGTTGTTTTTCCTTTTTTAGATGTTGTAAATGATAGATAATTATTCTTTTTTAAATCTTCAATATAAATTTCTTTTGTAATAGTTTTTAATGATTCTTTTAATTCTGTTGATTTAAAATCAATTTCTTGTTTTAGGAATAAAGTTATCTCTAAATTCATAAAACTCTTTTTACCGTATGATATACCACTTGTTCGTAAATCTAAGTCCACAATGATATTGTGTGTGAACATTTTATTATTTAGATTATTATGAACCGTGTGTTTAATACCTCGGTGTAAATTTGAAACAATTCTATTCCAATTATCATAGTCGTCTTTAGGTGTTACCCACGATTGTAGGTTTAGGTAGATTGATTTAAACTCTTTTGAATCCACAGTTCCGTAACTCGCCTTTACATCGTTAAAACCGTTTAACTTTGCGGTTTTCCCCTTCTTCATATATTTTTTAACATAAATCTTTGTTTATTTTCCAAAAATATATGCAATAAAACTACATCAGTCAAAATTTTTTGATAATATTGTGTTATTTAATAGTATATGCTAAAAGTAAAGGTTGATAAAAAAGGTATTGAAAAGGCGTTAAAAACCCTTAAAGGTAAGGTTATTAAAACCAAACAAAATGAAAAATTAAGAGCGAGACAAGAATATACAAAAAAGTCAGTTAAAAAAAGAGAACAAATGCAAAAGGCTAAGTATGTTCAGTCATTAAAAAATAACGACTTATAAACTTTCATATAATGAAACTAATTTAACATAATTCTTCTTGTTATAAGTTTCAGTTTTTACCTTATCAATTGTTTCTTGTAGTTTTAAACTTGTCGCTTCGTCCAAGTTTTCATTTAACATATTTAATTTTTCCAAAGTTTTTTCTTTGGTATTTTCAAAGATAGGTTTCAATTCTTCATCCGATGAATTCAAAATATTAGAAACCTCTTGCTTTACAGACTCATCTAAACTATCCAAATAACTTTTAAAAGTATTGTTCGCAATTTTAACCATGGAACTAATTGGTAACTGAACTTTAGATTCAACAATTTCCTTTTTCTGTTTTAAAGTTTCAATAATATTTTTCTTAGATTCAATTTTTGATTCAAGATTTAAAATATTTGGATATAAAACGTTGTCAATGTCCTGATAGTTATTTTCAGATTTAACATTACCAACAAAAGATTCAAGAATATTAATATCTTTTTTCTCAAGTTTAATTGAGTTAAAATAATTTACATTTTCTTCCAAAAATTCTTTGGCAACAGATTCATTTAAACCTCTTTTAGAACTCAAATTATCGTATAAGTAATATAACTTACTTAATTTTTTATTTGCTAATATAGTTTGTTTGAATTTTAAAATATTGTTTTTAAACTGTTCAGTACCGTATGACTCAACAAGTATTTTATCAATTTTAGATTTAATGATTCCGAATTTCATGATATTACTTTAATAATAAATATTACCCATTAAGGAGTTTTTCCAAAGCCTTGTCCATTTCACCCAAAGAATTGGAACCTTTACCCAAGTCAATGAATTTTGAACCTTCAATTAAATCTTCTTCAAGAAGAATATTCATTCTATTTCTATCAACAGATTCAGGTGTTATTTCAGTTTCTGCCGGTGCGGGTGTTTCAGCAGGTGCAGGTGTTTCCTCACCACCGCCAAACGTTTCACCTCCACCGCCAAACGTTTCACCTCCACCGCCAAATGTTTCACCACCTGTTTCACCACCCGGTGCTGGTGGTACTCCTTCACCTGAAGTTTGACCTGAATAACTTGAATAAAGTTTGTCAATATTATCAAATAATCCTGTTTTACTGATAACTTGTGCAGTATTTTGAAGTTCAGCAGAAACCGCTTTTTCAAGTCTTTGTTGTTGGTAATCCAACTTAATCTCTTCATCAGAGAATCCAAGAATATGTTTCTTAGCCCAAGTTTGTGATACAGGTGCTATACCTTCAATCGGCATAACAGCATCTTTAAACAACAACATCTTTTCTTTCCAAACATCAATTGCTAATAAGTCAGATTGTTTTGACGGATTAGTTAAACCTAAAACAAAGTTAGATAATTCATCCTCAAATCCTAATATAAATAAATGTATGATTGCTACTTTATTTAACTCAGCCAACATACTTTTTTGAATTCTATTGATTGTTCTTGCGAAACGAATATCCTGTAATGACAAGTTTCTACCATCACCAACAACCTCTTCAAACCCTAAGAACGCTTTTGGTATTCTTAATGCTGTTAATAATTTCTTTTGAATATATTCAATATCCGCAATTTCAGATAAGTTAGTCGCTCCTGGTAATGTATCAATTGGATTTGGTGCTCCTGGGTCACGAACAGGTACAAAGAAGTCTTGGTCAACCGCCATTTGATTGAATCTTAAATCAACGTTACCTGATGTCGGGTCTGAAATTTGGTCTCTCTTAAATTGATTGGCAAATCTTTGAACATATGGTTGAATATCAGCATCATCCATATTACCAACATATACCTTAAACACCCTTCTTTCTGGTGCTCTTGATGTTCTATAAATTAACATTGCGTCCTCAGCAAGAACCAATTGTTTCCAAATTCTTCTCGCCTTTTCCAACATTGATGTACCATATGGAAGTCTTCTATCATCACCTAACAATCTAAAGTGAGCCATTTCCCATGATTGAAATTCCAAATCTTTAGCTTTCCAAGTAAATCTAAGATTCTTCTGAGTCTCAGCGGTATTGGCACTAGTACCTGCAGCAATCTTACCCTTCATACCCCTCTCAAGACGTTCCACTTCAATATTTGGAAGTTGGAAACTACCGACAATACCTTTCTCAGGGTCCAACTTTAAATACACAAAGTTGTCACCATACTTACAGGTATTTCTTGTCCACATTGGCAAGTTTGTGTTAATGTCCAAAACATTATTAAACAAATCACCTAATACAGATTTAATTCTTTTAGATTCAGAATAAATTTGCAACATATAACCATCATCATTTGATGTGGTTGATTCTTCTGCATATGTATCCAACGCAGCTGCAATTTCAGGTGTATATTCCATTGACTCATAATCGTAATACGATGCAAGTCTTGTTGGTTCGTAGTATAAGGCTTGTGAATATAAATTATTTTCTACTTTAGCCCATTGATTAGACAAAAACTTTGTTTGTTGAGCCTGTAGTTTTTCTCTTTCGTATTCTTCTTTACTTTTTGTTCTTAAAAGTTCTTTCTTATCAAACTTATAAGTTGGCAAATCCTGATTCAATAACGAGTCAGGTCCCAGTGTCTGAGATAATCGTTGCCATACTGTCAAATTATTTTCGCTCATATTATAAACATAATTTACTGGTGAGTATAATAAAGTTTAACGCCCACCGAATAACCATAAATACTTTTCATAATCACTTTTGCTTGGATTATTACCATAAGTTCTTCTATTTGGTGAAGAAACAGGAATTGCAGGGTTAAAATACTCCTCATTAGGTCGCTCTTTTGTTTCAACATGCCAAGACTCCAACATCACTTTTGTTGTCTGTTCAACTTTCTTCAACGAACTAAATGATGATTCACTAACATATATGGCCATCGCCAAAGACATAATTAAATCATCATGATGTCCTTTTTGGTGGTCAGGTCTACCATTGATATAAATGAATGTTGACATTTCATTCAACAATCTCATTGAATATATTTTTAATCCATGTCTTAATCCTTCCTCAAAAGCTGAAATAATTTGAACCCTTTTAGCATTAAAGTTTAGACCAGGAATTTTCTCATGTTGTTTTGGATTATATTTCCAAGGATTACCAAATTCAATACCATCAACATATAAATCTTTATAACCCATCTCTTGTAACTTTCTTGATGTGGTAACACCCATACCACCCGTAATATCAATTACAATAAATGCTTTATACATTAATCCCCACTTATAACATATCTCAGCTAATACGTCAGGTGGTAGTTTTCCAATATACTCGGCAACTTGTTCCCTTTCGTCAAAGTCATATATTTGGAACGTTGAAAAGTCTTCAGAGTCTCCCCTTGATACGTCAACACCCATAATATATTTGTGTCCTTCTTTTGGTTCTTCCCATATCCAAAGCGAACCACTCATCATTTTGGTGGTCGGTTCTTTAATCATTGTGGTTTTTAAATCTTCAATTTGATTAGCATCAAATACGTTATCACCCGAACCCAAGAAATTACACTCCAATTCCTGAGAAATCTTTCTCTTATCAAATTTAAGTTTTTTAGCCATAGACTCAAACCAAGATGAATATGGTTTGTACCCATCAGCAAAACGAAGTTTTATTTCCTCAAAATCACGAACTCTCGGGTCAATATGACCATAGTCCAATATAATTTCATTATCATTATATTCTTCCCTGTTTAACATATAATGAATAATGTCCTTAACTTTAATTAACTTTAAATCTTTAGAATAACGTGGGTCTCTGTACCAATACATTTCCGTTATTTTAAAATCATTCATTCCCTTAATGGCTTGGTCATAGATTGAATAATAAATCGGGTCGTATCCGTTTGGTGTTGAAATAACAATAACTTTACCACCTGTTGAAAGTGATGCCATACAAGCCGCCCAGAAATCACTATCAGCATCAATAAACGCTGCCTCGTCAAATATTAATATGGTGGGGCTATAACCACGAAGTGCGTCTTTAGATGTCGCAACCGCTTTAACCTCACAACCATTACTTAATTTGTAATGTTTTGCAGCATTTTTCTCAGTTGAAAACCCAACTCCAATCCAACTAGGCCATTGGTCCGTAAACTCACGAATTTTATTCGCAAACTCCACAGAGGTATCCAATTTGTTTGCAATAATAAGAACCTTTTCAGGTTTATTTTTTCTTGCAAAAACTAACTTTTTACTTGCCCACGCAGCGGTTACTGTGGATACACCAGCCTGTCTATATTTTAAAGCAATGTTTTCATTGTTTTCATCATAGTCCTCCACTAACCTTACTTGGTCAGGAAATAATTCTAATGGGACATACCTTGATTGTGTATTATCATAAGTTTGAAGGTATGACTTTAAGGCGTATGACGTGTTCTTTAAACACTTACTATATTCTAATATTACTTGTTCTTTATTTAATGACATAAAAAAAACCTTATATCAATAAATATAAGGTTCTTTTCTATTATGTGATTAGTATCTCTTAGTCTTTTGAACGGTCAATACCTAGACCACCTAAAAAGTCGTCTAAATCCTCAAATCCTCCATCGTCATCAGGTGAGATAACATCCTCATCATCACTTTCGTAATCATCATCGTCATCACCTTCTTCATACTTCATTTTTGCTTTCTTAGCGTCTTGTAAAATTCTACCTAAATCTTTTTTTGCCATGTCTTGCATACTTGGATTGTCAGATAAAACCCTACTCATAATTTTTAAGAACTCCTCAGCATCAATTGCATATAATGTAAACTTGAACCAGTTCATTAAGTCACCTGACTCGGTGTCATATAATTCATCAGGTAATGCAAATCTTAATTTCTTAACCATTGCTGGACCCAATCTTAATTGGTCAGGTTCGTATGATAATATATCAGTTTGACCCATAACTTTTTGTGCCATTTCAGGGTCTTTAGGTAAACCAGCTCTACCAAACGCTTCTTCAACACCTTTTGAAATTTCATGTGTTAAAATTGGGAAGTTACCACCTCTAGCAATAATTTTAGTATCGGCACCTTCTTCTTCACCACCTTCATCAGAATCTCCTAATTCTACACTACCAGCAACACCTATACCTGTCTGTGACATTCTTTTAATCATTTCATCGTGTGTCCAATAAAACAAATCATTGATAGCCATTATTCTCTTATAAAGAGGTACTAAACTACCATCAATATTGTTAAGTTCACTTACTACTGATGGTTTTTCAAACAAGTAATGGTCTCTCTTAGCACTACCTTGAATTAAAGCATTGATGATTGTTCTTTTGTGTTTTTCTAATTCAAAAGTTTCTTCATCAGTTAATGAACTAACATCAAAGTTTGGAAAATCCATTGGTTCATTACCTTGTTCGTCCGTAGACTCATCTTCATCTTCCTCAGGTCTTCTTCTCATTCTTGATGTATCAATGTCATGAGGACCAACGATTTTTGCGTCAATAACAAAAGAACCTTCAGGTAGATTTTTCTCTTCCATAACAGATTTTATTGCCAATTCTTCTAACTCTCTTCTATGTCTTGATTCAATGGCTCCGGCTTGCATGAATGCCTGCATCATGTTTTGTATTAGATATTCAATCATGTCTTGTCTTGTTAAATCTTCAAGACCTGTAATATCTCTAACTTTAGTTACTATTTCACTGAATCTGTCAGCAGCCAATTTTTCAATAGAAGTACTTTCTTTTTCTCTACCCATAGGGTCTGTGAATTTAGATTTCTCAGACGGAATTGCAGGATTACCTTTAAAAATAGTTTCACCTTTTCTAAGTCTATCTTCAATAGACCTACTCATTCTTTCAGGTCTATCTCCATAATCAATAGGAGCCTCTTGGATATTTTTTTTCTTATTTGCCATTACTCAATACTTGCATTATCATTTCAATGAACTTATTTTTAAGTTCTTCTTTATTTGCCTTTGGTGCCGGATTTGTACCAGGATTTGGGTTTTTGTAAGGACTTGGTCTTGTACCTGGTTTTGTTTTAGGAACAACTTTCGGTTCTTTAACAGGAGCTGCGGGAGCTTCAGACAAATATTGTAAAAGTTCTTTTTTAGTCATTTTTGGATTAATATGTTTTTCTACTAACGCAATTATACGACTTTCAATTAACTTTTCAAAATTTTCTTTTACATTTTCTTTTTCACCAAATAATGGTGCTGAAAAACTTCCTGATGCTCCTGAACCAGTTGCTTCTTTAGATTCTGATTTTTTTACAGAAACAACTTTACCAATAGGTTTACTCATTTTCATACCTTCTTTACTTTCTTTTTTAGAAACTTTTTTTGGTAATCCTTCATGTGGTGTTTCTGCAAAATCTGTAACATCTTTCTTAGACATTTCTTTAGCGGCTTCACCAGCTTTACCTTTCATTGGTATATCACCTTTTTGCATTGCCTTTACAACACCAAAAAACTTCTGTTGTTGTTGTGACACCGCTTTTTCTTTAATTTCACCTTCATCCATGCCGTCATCCGCATTATTATATCCATCATTAGCACTAGGTCCGTCATCATTCCCAACAGAATTACCGGCATTTGGGTCATAACCACTTTCTTTTTCTAAAGAATTGGCATCGTCATCAGCATCATCCTGTTCATAAACCTCAAAAGGTTTCTTTTCAGATTTTAATTTATCAATAGTCGCAGTGTCATTTGCGTTTACCATCGTAACTTCAGACACTAACTTTTTATACAAGGCATTAATCTGTCCTTCGTTTAAACTATTAAGTAGTTTTTCACTCAAACCCGATTGGATTAATTTTTCAATTCTTTTTGATTTCATATTCAGATTCTTTATCAATTTGGAGAACTAAATCTCTTTCATATAGTTTATCCATTACGGATTTTTCGGTTTCACCAAACCTAAAAACAAGTCTGGTTTTATTTTCACAAGTTTCATCAGTTTCCCAAGCAAGTGCAATTACATCTTCCATGGCATCTGTAAAACCAAAAAAATCGGAGTTTTGAATCAACTCAAATTCAACTTGAGTGTTTTTTAAAACTCCGACTTTTCTTATATGTTCCAATTCAGGTGGTTGTGGATTTCCGTGTGCGGGTTTTGAGTCCCACTCTTCACCCCAAACATCCAAATCATCTGAAAAGATAAATTCATACATATTATCTCCTTTATAGTTAGGGCCTAAACCATTAACATAAATTAGATAATTCATAAAATTTCACCTTTTGGACTTACTTTAATCTGTTGACCTTTATATTCAAAAACTAAATTCTTTTTGTTTGTTTTTCCGATAAATTTAAAATCAGGGTTTTCTTTTAAAATAAAATCTGAAGCCAATTCTTGTTCAACTGTTTCTGACAAACTTTTAACTTCTTCCATCAATGATTTTTTATTTATCTTATTTTCAATAAGTTTCTTAGCTCTTTTTTCTTGTTTCATTCTTTTTTCGTCACCACTCTCTTTAAAGTATGATGATAATACTTTATCAACAGTAGATTCGTTGAAGATTGAATCCATTATTTGTGAAACTCTATCATCGTGTGAAGGTTCTTCCATTTCCATTGGTTCTTCTTCTCTCAATTTAGATGCCACATAACCTGTTGCTATTCTACCTAAAAAGTTTTCACCCATTTCAGGTTCTTCGTCAGCAGGCATTTCATCCATATCAAAGTCTAACTCATCATCCGCTGAGATATCTAAATTTTCAGTATCATCCATACCGTAATCAGCTTCTTCACCTTCAAGTTTGTTTAAAATATCTTCTTTATCTTCATCATCTAATTTTTCCAAATCTAATGCTGAAATAATAGAATTCATTACATACTTGATATCTTCTGATGTCATACCAACGGTATCATTCATTGTTCTAATTTTCTGACCTAACTTACCTGTCAACTTTTGAATCTGTTTGAAATCAACATCTTCCTCTGCAGATGAATCTTCAACTTCAGCATCCATTTCAACATCCATATCACCTTCAGGTGTATCAACATCCATTTCAGCACCAAATTCGTCTGCACCCGCATCGTCAACTGGCATGTCATCCATTTCAGGTTCAGGTGCTGGCTCAGGAGCTGGTTCTGGTTTTGGTGTTTTCAAAACATATTTCTTGTCTTGTTCTGAAATTGTATTATTAAATAAGTTTACATTCTCTTCGTTTTCAAACAAAGTGTTAACTTCTTTAGCAATTAAATTCAATCTTTTGAATGCTTGAGAATATGAAGTATAGTATTTTCTATTCTTCATTGGTTCCATATAATCAACAGATTCATTTAATCCTTTTTTAATAACATAACCATTCTTCTCTTTAACGATGGTATAATTATATCCGTCAGCCAATGTTATGTTATAACTATTTGATGAATTTTCATTAACTGGATTTGGTAAATGCTCTTTATACGTGGCAATTTCCATAATTCTTCTGATTTTATCAGAACCTGTTAATTTTTCACTTCCAATTGGTTTTAAGTCAGCCATATTTTTGTTTTCTTTATTTCTTAATTGTTTTATCCGTTGAACCCTCCCAAGGCTACAACGGTAGTTTGTACAACGGCAGTATCTGCAGAAAGTGGGTCACCATACTGTGGATAAGGAATCGGAGCAGGTGCGGTACCTCCTGAAAATGAACCTGGGTCGTAATCATATTGACCAGCATCTCTAGTTGCCATAATGTTTTTTCTTTATAAATATATCTTTATTACCAAATAAGCAAATTATTCTACTTCTTCGCTTTCTAATGATAGTCTTTTATCTATTAATTGATTTTTAAAATCAAATAATTTCTGAATATATCCATTTCTTCTTAAGAATTTGAATGTCAAATTTTCGTATGAATACTCACCACCTTTTTCTAACCCCGCACTTCTATATCTTTTTAATTTATCTTTAAAATCGTCAATAATTTTTAAAGCATCATCTAATTCCTCTTGTTTTGTTTCATTTAAAACTTCATCAATTTTATTCATCCAAGATTCTACCTTTGTCAATAACAACCCTTTATCAACATTAAATTTTTCTTTTTCAGGTGGTGCAATCCACCTATCAAACATTACAGAATAAACCCCTGTTGAAAAATGTGATTCAGTTATGTCTTGAGCGTAAAGTTCAACTTCATATCCTTTAACACTAATATTGTGAGTTGAATTAAATAATGTTTTCTTTAGAGAAAATAATTCTTTATACATTTCTCTATCGTTTTCATCAAACTGAGTAAAATCAACTAATACATGTAAATCAATGTCTGAGAATTCAGACCAGTTAAAATTTGCTAATGAACCTGTGAATGTTATATCATCAATAAAAAAATCAACATCCAAAAAATTAACAAATTCTTCGGCGATTAAAAGTAATGCTTTTCTAATGTGGGGTTTTAATACTGGATTGTCTGTTTTAACATCATTCCAAATAATAGGGCTTAAAGTTTCCTGAGACTTAAATGATGATAATATGTCGGAGTATTTTGGCATTACCTATAAATACTCAGAAAAATGTTTAGGATACTTTTTTGTATTTATAAACCTTTGAAATTTTTGTGTTAAAGAAGTTTCCTTGTGATTCAGCAAGTCTGAATTGTGCATAAACTTTATGTGGTACTTCTTCATATTCATACTTGGTACCATTTTTAAATTCCGCAATCATTTTAGAATTTTCGGTATCATATTCGGTTCTTACCAAATTTGAAGATTGAACTTCATTGAAGATTTTTGTTCCTTCTATTTTTTCACTTAAAATTGCCATATTAATTTAATGGTATTTGTTCATTTACCATAGTAAATACTTCTTTTAGATATTCATCAATTTCTTGATTATTTATACCCCAAAAAGTAGTTAATTGTTTTTTAAACTTTTGAATTTCACCCACTAATTCACTATGTGCTAACCAAACATCTGAAGACGCACTTGAAACATTTGATAGTTCAGATTCTTTAAAACCCGCGTCCTTTAAAATTTTTCTAAAATTAATATACGACTCAATAACACTAAGGTTATCATTGGTCATTGATAGTATTTTATCAAGTTTTTGGTTTGAACTCATAGTAATAAATACTATGACCTATTACTTAAGTAAGTCTCATATTCATCCTTGGTCATAAATTGGGTATCACCGTTTGGTGCACTAACCAAATAACCATCTTCAGTTTCTTTAATAATTTGAATTTCCCACTTTTCCATATTAACCACAAATTTTCTTAATCTCATAAACGCTATTATGAGTTGTGTTAGATTGGAACAAATCTCTAACTCGTTCAGCTTCTTCTAATGTTTCAAACTCATAAGGTATTCCCTCATCATCATTAATAAGAACTGTTTTAGATATTTCATCCACTTTTGAGTGTTTTAGAACTACATAGAAAGATTGATTATTTGTCATACTTAAAATATATAAAAAATTATTTAAAAAGAAAACCCCCTATTTTGTAGGGGGTTTAGAATTAGAGTAGAGCAATTCTACTTTTTTTCTTTTCTTCTTTTTTCTTAAATGGTAGAATCAACTTCAAAACACCATTTTCAACTGACGCATCAATATTATCAGTATCAATGTGTTCACCAATAGTGAACGTTTTACTTACTTCATATGATGTCAAATCTGATGAATACTTCGCTTCAATGAAAAGTCTGTTGTCTTCCAATTCAACCTTAACGTCTTTTTTAGAGAGACCTGGTACAAACATTTCAAATTCAACACCGTATTCGGTTGTTCTTTGAAAATAAGATTTATCACCATAAGTGTAAGTTGATGTTTGCCATGATGGTTCGTTTAGACCACTAAAAATTTTGTCTACTAAATTTGAATTAAGTAATGAATACATATTATATTTGTTTTAATTTACGTTTATTTGTGAATCATATTGTAAAAAATGTGCCAAATCAATAAACAAGACAAAATGTCAGAAATATGTATTTTTTACATATTGCAAAATGACAAATTGTCATTATTGAATATTTGAAAATTAGTTTTATATTTGTGGTGTTAATAAGAAAGACTATGATTGAAGAATTGGATAACGATGGTAAAAAACATTCTCGCCGACAAGGTTCGGAATCTGGAACTCCTGTATTGGACAATTTCAGTAAGGACCTTAACAAGATGGCGTCCGAAGGTAAGCTTGACCCTGTTGTAGGGCGTGAGCGTGAGATTAGAAGGATTGCACAAATTCTTTCTCGTAGAAAGAAAAACAATCCAATTATTATTGGTGAACCTGGTTGTGGTAAAACTGCGATTGTTGAAGGTTTGGCAATGAAAATCCATGAAGGTGATTGCCCAAGAAACTTGATGGATAAACGAGTTGTGCTTTTGGATATGACATCAATTGTTGCGGGTACCAAATACCGTGGACAGTTTGAGGAACGTCTGAAAGTCATTATTGAAGAACTACGTGAGAACCCAAACATTGTGGTATTCATTGATGAGATTCACACTATTGTTGGTGCTGGTAATGCCTCAGGTTCATTGGACGCATCAAACATCTTTAAACCCGCACTTGCTCGTGGTGAAATTCAATGTATCGGTGCAACAACTCTTGATGAGTATCGTACCAACTTTGAAAAAGATGGGGCTCTTGAGCGTCGTTTCCAAAAAATCGTAGTTGATTCTCCATCCAAATCTGAAACCTTACAGATTCTTCAAAACGTTAAGTTTAAATATGAGGAATATCACAAGGTTAATTATTCAGATGAGATTCTTGGGTTGTGTGTTAATCTTGCTGACCGTTATATTACGGACCGAGAATTCCCCGACAAAGCATTTGACATCATTGATGAGGTTGGTGCTCGTTCTCAAGTTGAAATCAAACTTCCTGAGGTTATTGAAAAACTAAAACTTCAAGCATCTCAAATTAAGGAAGAGAAAATCTCTGTCGTTAAAAAACAGGATTATGAACAAGCTGCTGAACTTAGAGATAAGGAACGTAAAATCTTGTCAAAACTCTCAACTGAGAAAAAGAAGTTTGAGGAAGAACTCTCAACACACCGAAAAGACATCTTACCTGAATTGGTTTTGGAAGTTGTATCTAACATGACCAAGATTCCAGTAAACAAACTTTCAACTGATGATAAATCTGCGTTGGTTGGTTTGGAAAATCAATTAGGTCAGTCAGTTATTGGACAAGAAGATGCGGTTAAGAAGATTTCAAAAGCTATCCGCAGAAACCGTTTGGGTATTAAAGACCCCAACAAACCAATCGGTTCATTCATCTTCTTGGGTTCAACAGGTGTTGGTAAGACTCACTTGGCTAAACAACTGGCAAAACAAATCTTTGGTAGTGAAGACTCTTTGATTCGTATTGACATGAGTGAATACTCAGAGAAACACAACGTATCAAAGTTGATTGGAGCACCTCCAGGTTATGTTGGATACGAAGAAGGGGGTCAGTTGACAGAAGCGGTTAAGAACAAACCATATTCTGTTGTGTTGTTTGATGAGGTTGAAAAGGCAAACAAAGAAGTGTTTAACACCCTACTACAAATGTTGGACGATGGGTATCTAACAGATAGTTTGGGTCGTAAAATCAACTTCAGAAATTGTTTGGTTATTATGACATCAAACATCGGAGCTCGTAAGATTTCTGAATTTGGTACCTCTATTGGATTTGAGGGTAAACTATCTCACTCTTCACAAGAAGAAAGAAAGCGTTCCATCATCCAAAAAGAGATGAAGAATTTCTTCTCACCTGAATTCTTGAATCGTATTGACGAGGTAATTATCTTCAACTCTCTTAAAGAAGAAGAGATTAAGAAAATTGTTGAGATTGAACTTAACAAATTGACTGTTCGTCTTCAAGAGTTGAAACTTAACTTCAAATATGATAAGACTATTATTGAACACATTAGTCAAGTCGGATTTGATGAAACCTACGGGGCTCGCCCTATCAAGAGAGCCATCCAAGATGAGATTGAGGATTTAATCTCTGAAGAGGTTCTAATTGGTAATGTCATTGAAGATAAAAATTACACGTTATTCTTCAAAGACGAGAAAGTTCAAATTAAAGGGTCTAAATAGACCCTTTTTTTTTGTTATATCAAAAAAATGTAATATATTTGCATCATAATTTATCAACATGAGACAAGAAGAACTTTCCAGATTTAAAGAATTACTATCAGTACCAAGCAAAACATACTTGGAAAAAATGATGGTTGCACATATTGAATCCGTTCTTTCTGAAATTGACGGTGTGTCATTTTGGAAGGACGATTTTGATAATGTCTATGCGGTCAAAGGAGAGTTAAACGATGGTGAATACTACCCCATGTTTGTCGCTCATACGGACACCGTTCACCAAATTGTTGATAAAATCAATGTTATTGAAGGTGAAAAGGTCCTACCACCAACTTTTGGTAAATCATTTCCACAAGATGAAGTTCATCAAGTATTATACGCATTGGACAACAATGACCTACCAACAGGTATTGGTGGTGATGATAAAGCGGGTATCTTCATTTGTTTGGAATTGCTCAGGACTTTGGATAAGGTCAAGGTTGGTCTTTTCGTATCTGAAGAAACGGGTTGTCACGGGTCATCCAAATGTGACTTGGACTTCCTGACCGATGTTGGATATATCGTTCAATACGACGCACCTGGTAACCACCTAATTACCGAAACTTGCTCGGGGGTTCGTTTGTTTGAAAAGAACGGTGAGTTCATTAACAAAGTATTACCTGTTATTGAAAAAACAATGGAGACCGAAATGATGCTCCAAGCCCATCCATACACCGATGTATCTCAGTTAAAGATGAAGACAGATGTATCTTGCATCAACATCTCTTGTGGTTATTACAACATGCACACACCATCTGAGTTTGTGTCAATTCAGGATGTTGAAAAGGCCATTGAAACTGGTGATTACATTGTTAGAGAGTTGGGATTGAAGAAGTACGAATACAAATACGAGAAACCAAATTATGGCGGTTTTTTTTACAACGACTATGAAGACGATAGTGATGACAATAATGATTACTTTATTGACAGTCAAATAAGTATCAAAGAAGAATCTGACGGTATTATGATTGAGAGCAATTACACTTACGACCAGTTATTTTTATCTGATGATGATTGTGTTGAACTATACGATTACCTAAAAACTTATTTAAAACGCAAACTTGCTTATTAGAATAACTTTGGTTGGTAAACCAAAAGATTTAATTCTTCTCTGGTTAATTCTGATGATTTCTTTTTTGTGTTATTAGGGTCCCTCATATCTTCCAAATAAACTAGTATTTTATTAGTTTCTCGGTCAATACCATCAATTCTAACTTTCACCGCGTCGTCCCACTTTGTTTTGAATAATTTGTGCATTGGAAATTTACTTGAAACCCATTCAAAGTTTTCTCTGTAAACATCCACATCTTCAAACATATCTTCAACCTTACTTAACATATTTTGCAATTGACTAATTGTATATGGTTCGGACTCAGTAAGTGCAACATTTTCTTCCAAATAAGAATAATAATCTTCTTGTAAATCACTAGGTACTTCAACATTTTCATCAATCACCATCTGAGAGATTAAATCAAACACGGATGAATTTGTTTTACCGTATTCTTCAAATTTTTCAATAAGGGTTGATAATGGTATTGTGTATTTATAAAAACAACTTTGAGTGTCAAATCCAATTGTTTCTAAACTACAGTGATTTTCAATAACATATTTCTTCATATTATTTGCGATTGTAGCGTTCTGTTCTGAAACATAATTTGATAAGATACTATCAAGCTCACTCTCAAACTCATTCATTAGTAATCTAATAATAAGTTCTTCACACAAATCACTTCTACCGAATCTATCATTCTCTTCCCTGTCACCCAAACAAGGTAATAACTCAGGTGCCATAATCATGACAATATCTTTTATATATGTTTTTACTTCGTCACCATTAAAAATTGATGGGTAATAACCCTCTTTAATATCGTCATAAATTGTATCTTCAGAAATAAAATCCCAATGTGACCCATAACTACTAAATAAACTTTCCACCAATATTCGGTCATAATCACCATCATTAAAATTTGGAAATATATCCCAAAATTGAAAATTATTATCACCAAACCTTATTTCTACATCCCAATCGTTGGAGGTCTTTTTAATGTCATATACCAATTCATCGTCAAACCAATTAGGATACCATAAACTAGGTAAATCACCACCCCCATCTTTTATATTTTGTAAATACTTAAGTTGGTTGTAGATACCCTCAATATCATTTGGATTCTCATCTTCCTCTAAAATGATTTTTCTTCTCATATAATTGACAACTAAAGATAAATAGTTTGTTTTATTGAAATAGATGATATATATTTGTATCAGAAATCACAGGTGGCTCCCTTAATAGTTAAGGCTGACCTTAAGCATCTGACCAAAAGTCTATACAGGGGGCGAAAGTGGTTTCTTATTGTTCTTTGAATTATGGGGGTGACCGGTATTGATTGGCGTTGCTGAGTATCGGGGGCACGTAGTGAGATGTTTCCTATCACTTTAATCTATGGATGCACATTTTTAAATGGCGATGTTTTCGCAAATCTCGAGGCAGTAGGTCTTCTTGCTGCTGAGGAAGTAGTTGTAGCCTAAGCTATACCTGCATCAGGTCGGGGGGACATTAACCTAGGAACAGAAGTCCCTTTAGGGTGTGGTTTCTACCCAAAAAGAAACAAGTGGAAGATTAGTTTTCAGTAAACCGAACCACTATAAAATAAGGGAACTGTAAATTTCGGAGTATTAGAAAATACTGACCTAAACGTGTAGTCCCTTATGTTGAGGACGAGCAAGACGGGGGTTCGATTCCCCCCACCTCCACCAAATAAAAAACCCCTCTTTATAGGAGGGGTTTTTTTATTTTTTCAATATTTTTTATTACCAGTGAACATCACCCCAAATTCCTTGACCTCTTGCTCTCGCTCTACGTGCGGCTCTACATCCACTTCCTGAGCTTCTACCTCCGCCACCACCCATGCGGCTAATCATTGCGGTTAATACACCCAAAAGAACTAATCCTAAAAGAACGTAACTAACAGGTATACCTAAAATCATAGTACCGGCAGCGGCTGCGGCTTGTTCATTTTGTTGTGTCATTTTTGACTTAACATCTCTATATAAATTTTTTAACGATGATAAGTCTAATGAATTTATTTTTTGGAAAAGTTTTGCAAGATTGCTGTCACCTGTTTTTTTAACTTCTTGAGTAACTTCTTCAGGTGCTGTACATACTGCCAATTCTGCGGCTTCGTCACTTGCACCAGATTCCTGTTTTAATTTACCAAGAATATCATCAACACCCAAGTTATCAGGTTCATATATTCCAGCTTCATTTATTCTTTTTGATTTTTGTTCTGAAACAACAACACCTCTATCATATTGAAAAAGGTATTTCATTACATTTAATTCTTCGTTTAAAACTTTTTTATCCATAACTTTATTTTTTTTTTAAAGACAACCTGTATAAGGTATTAAATCATCTTTTTTATACTTTTTAAGTATCTGAACCATTTGTTCAGCGTTTACTTTATTTTGACCCATCAAAAACATTCTAATTTCTTTTGCCGCTCTTTCACCCTCACCTCTACCTTCAAGAAGTTTTTCAAGGATTATAACCAAAGCACCCAAACCCATTTTTGCACCATTACAACCTGGTACAATACTTTCTTTTTTCTTAGAATCTTTCTTTTCGGCTTCTTCAACAAACTCTCTAAGAGTTTTTCTTATTAAATTATCCATATTCTTTTTTTTATAAATATTACGATTTTCAGAAACACCAGGTCCTATCGCAGCTCCTGCTAATCCAGCAATTGTTAATGGTGTTGCTATCTTTGAAAACATGCCAGTTAATAATTTATTACTATCTTCCGACTTATCAGTTGAATCTGAATCTTTACTTACCGCATTTGCAAGTGCTGCGGTACCAAGAACCAATGCAGCACCTTTTAAATATGGTGATGGGTCTATGGGCGATTTACTTGAATTTAATAATTCAAAATGTAAATGAGGACCTTCAGCATTTCCTTTAAATGGGTCATCCTTACCTCCACCGCTTAATGCAATACTTTCACCTTCAGCAACAGTATCTCCAACTCTAGCATATCTCTTTTTTAAATGACAATATTTTGTGTAGAAAGTTTCACCATCAACTTGGTGTTTTATCATAATGAATCCACCACATTTACCGTCTCTGGCTTCATCTACCGATGCAACCACAACACCTCTTGCTGGTGAAACAACACGAGTTCCTGATGGAACCGCAATATCAACTCCATTATGTGGTGTACCTTTTCTAATACCAAACCCACTTATTATATTATTACTACCTACAGGATTTGTTAATTTCATATTAAGTAAGTTTTTAATGAATTTGCATCCTGTACCATAGATTCTTTAATTTCATCACTAAATTGATTATCCACCAACATGTGCTCATCAATTTCAGAAAATACCCAATCAAATCCTAATACGGCTACTAAATGTTTATCTCTATCATAAATAGGTAATCCACAGTGAGATGATGTTCCATATGAACGGAATAAACTCTTCATTGTAATATCATCAACATCTTCATCAACATCATTAAAAAATGTTTCACCTTTTAGTAATTTTGAATTATACCAAGTAAAATTACTAACCAAAATATTTTGGTATTTTTCACTTAATCTTTCCAAACCATCTGAACATCTCTCGTAAGTTATTGATGCCTTTTGCATTGAACTATCGGTATAAAACTGTCCACCATTGTGATACTGAATTATGTATACCCTATCTACATTATATTTTCTTCTAATTTCTCTCAATGAGAAATGTATTAATTCATCTTTTTGAATTTGTTGAACTAACTTCGTTTTACTTTGTTTTTCAGTTTGTTGTTTTTTGTATTTTTGAAAATATCCTGCCGCGATTAACGCAACAACAACAGAAGTTACAGAAGTTATTACTGTTTTGATTAAATCTAAAACGTCCATTCAAGTAGTTTTACCTAATAAATACTACGAATTTTCTCTTTTAACACCTAAATCTATTTTATACCATATTCTTTCGTGTATAAAATACAAAAACATTTTTGTTATAACTTCTAATCCACCAATAGTTAAACCTGTTTTAATATCACCAGAAACAAACCAACCTAATAACATGGTGTCAATTGTACCAACAACTCGCCATGTAATAGTTTTTAATAAATGGCGATAAACACTAACATTTGTCTTAGTCATTTACAACCACACTCCCTTCAAATCCCTGATTTCTAATTAAGTTTATACCAATAGCACGGTGACCTTCTTTTTCAGGGTCCATGTCGTTAATCAAATATCTTGGACCTCGTTCAATACCCATAACAATTTGATTAAATGGTATTGCATATTTTTGAAGTTCTTTTAATGTGTGAGTATAATACTCAGATGGTCTTGCAGTTGTAAACACAACATGGTGACCCTCATCATACCATTTTCTAATTGAGTTCGCAACTGATTCAACAACCTCAGGTTCAGTTGTTAAAAGTTCGTCAAATTTTCTGTAAACTAATAAAGTACCATCAATATCAATAAAATATGTGTTTTTTTTCTGCATAAAAAAAACCTACTAAAATAGTAGGTTTTGTAAACTATATCACATCATTTTCATCTTCTTTTTGTTTTGTAAACATCCAAAGAATTAAGTATATCCAAAATGAACCTGTTGTCAATGTTAATACGAAAAATAGTCTGGGTAGGATTGGGTCAATATTGAAGTATTCACCCAATCCACCACAAACACCACCAATATATCCATCAGTCCTTGTTAAACGTTTCATATCAAGAGAGTATCAATGTCAATGTTTTTAGAGTTTAGAATTCTGTGGAATTCATCTCTAACCTTCTGATATGTGTCAACAACATTATCAGGTGTATCATCACTCGCATATTTGATGTTGCTTCTGAGATATTGGTCAATATCCCAAAGTGCAATTGTCATATCTAAAGACTTAACCGCTCTGTCATGAGCAACTCTATCGTCAATGTCATTCAAATCAAAAATTAGTTTCGCTTTCATACCACAAAGATACATCAAAATTTATTAATTACCAAATTTGTTTCAGATGAAGGATAAAAAACCATTCTGTTATTTAAATTTATATCTTCAACATGTTTTGACAATCTCCTCATAATCTCTTGCTGATATTCAAAATTGTGAGTTATTTGACCAACAGGAACACCAACAAAAACAACTTTAGGTCCAAATAGTTTTAATCTAATTCTTTCATACCAAGACAATTTTGTTGCATGCCTTAATTGTTTTTCAAACATGGTTAATTTATTCTCAAAATCTGATTCAATGTGACCATCATATGTGTGTGACATAACCGTATTATCATGATAATCTTCTTCTTCAATCATTACTTCAGGTGCAGGAACAGCTTCCTCAATAGGTTGAGGTTCATACTGACTCTCCTTAATATTTTCAAGTTTATCAAACTCATTAACCAAATTTGGATAAGTCTTAACAATAAAATCATAATTTGATATATAATTTTTGTTATCGTCCAAAATAAGTTTAATTACATCACTTTCAATGTTTAAGAATGCACTGTCAGTTCTTTCATCAGCCTCATTATAAATTTGGAAATTACCGTTATGGTTAACGTAATCACCTGGAGATGGTTTTTCACAATATATTGCACATTTAAAAGAGTCTTCTTTATTAATTAGATAGTACAGGTTACCATTCCTTGAATATCTAGCAAAATGGTGAGGATTACTCTTTGATGCGGTACACCATTTTGTTGCCGAACCATACTTTAAAGAAGCTCCAAATGTTAAAGGTTTAATGATTAACCATTTATCATTATCTAAAACAACATGTGCCGAACTTGACACCTCCTTCTCCAAAAACTTAATGTTGGCAATTCGGGCTTGTTCATACAACTCATCAAGTCCTTTATATGATGAAATATCAGGATTTTGAATACGATTGTTTTTGTGATGTTCATTGTGTTGATTAATCATGTCAATATCCACAAAATTCAAAACATTAAAAATCACATCATTTAATAATTTAACATCAAAATATCCCAAATTTTTAAGTTCATCCTCATCAACATATTCTTTAACATTATCAACATAATATGAATAATCTTCATCATATTTTTTTACAAACTCAGTATTTAACCTCTTATATTCTTTAATAAGAAGAGGTATATACTTTGATGACCCTTTGGGATGCAACTTAGAAATAATATCAATGATACTGATATTTAATTCAGGGTGCTGTATTTTTAATTCTCTTTTTCCCATTTTAATCAATTATTTCAATGTAAGTGTGAGGAATTTGAACTCTAACACATGTTTGTGGTTGTCCTTCATTCATCAAAAAATTATTAATATATCCCATCATATTGGCAGAACCAATTGGGTTAGCTGAGTGAACTAAAACAGTCGGAAATGGAAAAGTGTGTTTTTTCTTTTCACCTCTACCCAACAAAATCCAGTCAGGGTTTAAATCGTAGAAATGGTCTACCAACCATTTGGCACAATCATAACCCGTCATTTCTTTAATGTTTTGATAATCCAAAGTATAGTTGGGGGAAACATTGTTATGATATTCTTCCATTGCAGTATCACCCAA